TTCTAAGAAAGATTGCATTGTTGCTGCATCATCAGATAACTTTGTTTGAGTTGGTTTGATTCTGATTGCAGTTGTTGGATATGCTGCGTTTGATTCTTCAGCTGATGTTACATCTAATACGATATCTCTACCGGTCATTGGGTCTGTAATATCTCCGTAATCAGGATCAGCAATGTATCCTAAAATGTCTTGGTAAACTGTCTTACCAAATCCCCAGAATTTAACACCTTCATTTTCTTTACCTCTTACGATAACTGGTACGAAAGTTCTTAATTTTGGTTCCATCTTTTTACCTGCTTTCCAATCATCGGTATCACCTGTTCTTTTTAATTTTTCAGCGAATTCAACAATAGGGTCAGGTCTACCAAATGACATTGGAGACAAGTAAGTCTTGTTGTTGATGTTGTAATGAAAATAAAGTTCGATGAATGGTAAATCCTTATTAAATTTGTAAGGAACGATTCTGATTTGTGATTTACCTGGTGCTGGCTTCCAAATTGAGTCAGACTTCTTTGTGTTGTTTTGTAGAGAATTGAATCTCGACAAGGCCAATTTAATGTCCATGTTTTTTAGATTTTAAAGTTTAAAAATTTGTTTTAAGTTTAAGGTTTTATAGCTATATCCTATATAGATAAATATAACCTTTTGAACTTTTTACTATGTAAATATAAGGAAAATTTCCTGAATTACCAAATTTATTTTGCCCATTTTCCACGCTGAACAATTTGCGCAATTATACCATAAACCGATAGGTCCTGATAGGTATCCTGTATAGGTTCTCCAACCTCATCTGGCTGCCCTAAAACAACCAATTGTTTCAATCTTTGTATTTTATCATTAATCCTAAACCATAACCCAGTAAGGGATAATTTTATATCTTCTTTTGTTTGAAGGGATGTTCCAACTGATATATTTGATGGTCCGTAATTTCTTTGTTTCTTGCAAAATGTTTGATACATTTCCGCTTGAATCTTTTTGAATTCCTCCATCATTTCAGGATATATTCTTTCACAAAATTCTACTGCCGATTCTTCTTTCATATAACTTATTTTTTTAATGTTTCCAAAATTGATACCACTTCTTTTTCTTAACTTCCGGTTTTGCAAATGGTTGAGTGTTATCCCAAATGTTTACCAATCCACCATATCTTACCATCATCATCTGACAAAATAACTGATGATACTCCGATGGTATTTTATTAAAATCTGCTTTGATTTCTACATCTAATGTAATACCCGTTCCCTCACCTGTCATTAATTTTAAATAATCGTGCATTTCAACAATAGTACTAGATTTCATTGTTAAATGTGCTCCATTTCCAATATGATATTCTCCTTCTTTTTGTTTTGGTGCCATAACTTTTAATTACTTAATTTTGCTTTTATCTTTTCATGTGAATTATATCTAACCAATTCAAAACAATCTGGTCTATAACTCAATATTTTTTCTTCAAATGTTTTTTCACCCAATCTTTGTTTGACTGCTTCATGCAAATACCAATTCCTTTCGGTAATTTGTATTGTTGGTAATTGGTAAGGTGTTCTACTAATTTGTTCTTTTGCCTGTTCAATGTGGTTTAAATACAAATGAACATCACCTAAATTACCAATCAATTCATCCGGTATCATTCCTACTTCCTTTGCAATAATTTCCAACAATAATGCGTATGATGCAATGTTAAAAGGTAATCCTAAAAATGTATCCACACTTCTTTGATTCCACATTAGAGAGATTGCTCTATATTTACCAGGATTAACTATCTTTTCATCTCTCGTTGTTGGTCTTGTATAAATTTGAAATCCATAATGACAAGGTGGCAACGTCATTGAATCCAAATCACTAACATTCCAAGCATTAACCATCAATCTTCTACTATCAGGATTTGTTTTAATTTGTTCAATTAAGTTTTTGATTTGGTCTATTCCATTCCAATCTCTCCACTGTCTACCATAGATTGGACCTAATTCACCCCATGTTTTTCTGAATGTTTCATCCTCTTTTATTCTTTTGATAAATTCATTCATTGGTGGTGTATCTTGCAATTCCCATGTGTTTGCTCTCTCATATCTTTTATAAGCATCACCATCCCAAATATGGCAATCATAATCCAATAGGAATTTTATGTTAGTATCACCTCTTAAAAACCAAAGTAGTTCGGTCACTATTTGTTTCCATGCCATTTTCTTTGTTGTAAGTAATGGAAATCCCTCACTCATTTTGTGTCTAATGGTATATCCGAAAATAGATTTAGTACCTGTTCCGGTTCTATCTTTTTTCTCAACACCATAATCTAAAATGGTTTGTAAAAGAGTTTGATATTGTTTATCTATACTATTCATATTATTTTTTACTATTCCAATACATTTGTCTAACCTTTGCTCCCAATTCTTGGTCGTTAGGTGTATCTAAAATTGTTCTACTATTTACGGTGATTAAGTTTCTATCTTCACCTAAGTAACAACTTCTACACAATTGTCCTGCTCCCTCTACATAACCATATCGGAAATCAATGTGAGTAGTCTTAAGTGTTTCTGTTTTCTTTCCACACATAATACAATCTTCGTAAATGTCGTTTTGGTTTCCAACGGATGTAACCAATCCATCTTCACCAATTGTTAGTGATACATGATGTTCTGCCATAATATTAAATTTTAACTGTTTCGTATTTTTTCTTTAATTCCATTATAAGAGCACAAGTTCTATAATCTTCAAACTCAACTAATGTATTTAATTGTTCTTCTAATAGGTCTTTAAATTCTCTCCTATCTATTGAAAGTGTAATTACCAAATATCCTTTAACAACTATTCTTGCAAAGTCTATTGTTTTCTTTCTACCTTTAAAATTTGCGTTGATTGCATGAACTATTGCACGAGATATTTCTTCTCTATGTTCCTGAAACACATCAGTCGGTTCATCAACATCTATTTCTATTGGAGTAAATTTTTCCTTTTTAGCTTTCATAAAACTAATATAAGAAAATTATTTTAATACTCCAAATTTTCTGTGTTGAAACTTTTAAAAACTTTTGTAGGGATTTTTTTGTATCCTAAATTTGATGTAGTAATTATACAATTTTTAAATTCTTCCCATTCAATCATATATGAATTATCCAATATACCACCGGTTTTAGATTTAACAACTTCGTTTAATGCGTTAATAGTGTATATTGTATTGGATTGTTTTTTTCTATGAACAAGAATTGTTTTCCATTCAGAAGGTATTGCGGATGAACCTTTCTCAACATTAAATGTAATAAATATTTCTTCAGGTCTCAACTTACTTTCTAAGATGAAAACATTTGGGTTAGTTAGTGTATAGTTACTTAATATAAAATCTACCGATTTATCTAACTCATCCTTTGTCGTAAACAGGCAAAGTAATTGTGTGTTCATTATTTTTTATTTCTCTTTTTAAGATATTCTTGTTTTTGCATACAATTTTGCATTCCTTTTGAAAATTGTAATGTATCTGCTGCATCACCACCTGGTCCTTGTTTACTTCTAATAGTCATTATACCTATTTCCTTTCCATTGATATCAAATATATGTGCTTTTTGGATACCTGTTTTTGTGTTAATTTTTCCGTATTTAACATTTGTAAATTCCTCAATACTTTTTCCTTGTGGAACTCCTAAACAATGTCTAAAGTTTTTATCATCACCAATAGTAGCTATATTACCTCTATTGATTTCTCTTTGATTTAATTTTGTTGGATTTTTATCAATAGAACCATTATCACTTATTTTGTAGTATTGATTATTAACTTTTTCATAACCTTGTCCAGATTTATCATACCAAATATCAGCTTCGTTATTACCCATTACTAAAATAAACTTATCATGTGGAATTCCACCAGGGTTATGTCCTTCTGCGATTGTAAGGTGTAATCTTGATGCAAAATCTTTAGCCAACATTCTATCACCAAAACCAGGTTTTATTTTATTTAAATCCTGTCTCATTTTTTCAACTTCATCATTCATCTTACCGTAAAGTTGATTAATTACTTCGGAATTATATCCTACTTTATATTTTGGTTTACCATTTTGACCTTCTAAGCTAGAAGTTCTTGATATAATTTCTCTTACTGGAGCAGGTGCTAAATTCGGATATTGTTTATAGAATTCAAACATTGCTTTAACCTTTGCTTCAGGTTTTGCATTTTTACCAACCAATTTACATGCAGGATGTGGTTTTTGTAATTTTTTACATTCTTTACCTATTCCACCTCTATCGGTAAATAAATTGTCCACATCACCTCCACGTCTAATCGTTTCACCATAAATATCTTTTGTCATTTCTTTAAGAATTTTAGGTGATGAAGTTAATTTTGAAAATTTTGGAAGGAATGATGTTTGATATTCTATTTGTTGTTTTTGTAATTTAGTTGTTCCTTCTTGTCTTTTTTTAATAGAACTTGCAGCTGCTTGTTTTTGTTGTGGATTTAAATCCGATTCATTTACAATATTAACTGCTCTATTAAATGTTTGTTTAACAGATGAGTTTGCTTGAATGTTATTTGAACCTACTTTATTTGAGATATGTAGGAATGAAACATTATTTGATTTACCATCCCAAATCATTACCATACTATCGGTTGGATTTTCACCGGCACCATTTTGTTTGATAATTTTTATATATTCATCGGCACTCATTCCATTAAATGTAGCCTTTGGATTTTTTTTACGAATTTCGTTAACTCTATTTATTGCATTTTGTTTTGATTCTTCGGCACCCCAATAACCTTCTACGGTTGTCGTTTTTGGGTCATATCCTTCTTCACTTGCAATTCTATTTGAATGTTCATAAACTGCTCTTCCAGTATGTATTGCGGCTGTCATTTTATCTCCACCACTCACAGAAGGTGCTTTTGTAACTTTACCTTTTTTTGCCCAATCACTTAAATATTTTTCAATTTCTGCATCAGTTGCATTTGGATTTTGTCTTAAATATCCGGATACCAACATACCACCAACTTCTGGAAACGCACCTGCTGGTGTTCCTGGTGCTTTCAATTTTCCACTTCTATAACCATCAAAAGATGAACCATCTCTACTTCCCATTTGTTCAAGTCCTTTATTTGAATTATATTGTTGGACTTTTACATTTTTTGTTTTATCTTTTGGTTCAAATACATTACCACCTTTTCCTTTTCCAAAAATACTTTTTCCTTTTACTTTTGGTTGTTCAGGCTCCGATGTGGAGAATGTTCCACTTGCTTTTGCTTGTTTAATATCTGCAGGGGTTGCAACAACGTGTCTGGAAGGGTCTACATTTTTAACAGGATAAACATTACCCGTTTCTTTATTTTTAACAACCGTTACAGGTGCTTCATTTATATAAGAAAAATATACTCTTGCTTTCTGTGCCATCTCATTGGCATCGGAAACACCATTTTCTTTTAAAATATCTACTAATTTTGTAACTTGTTCCTCTTTTGTCAAATCAATAATACCATGTTCTACACGATATTCTAACTCTTTAAGGATTTCTTGGAAATTTATTGACATCTTTTATATTATTAAAATGAATTACTTACTAATGTATAGTCTTTGTTGGTTAGAGATTTTTTGGCTTGCTTTAACAAATCATCTACCATCTTATCTCTTTTCTTTGCATCTTCAGGAGATATACTACCATCCTTATCGTGCTGTTTTTTGATTTGTTGTAATTTACGAACTGCCTCTTTGTCATCCATATAAATTGCTAATTCAACTGCCGCAGAGGAATGGTCGTTATTATCGGTCATTCTGCTTACCTTCTTATTAAAAGCTTCGGCTGGGTTGTATAATTCCTTTAATGGAATCAAATCTACTAATTTCATTTATACATAATTTTACGATTATAAATATAAGTTTTTATTAGATTACATTCAAATCGTCATAATTTTCACCCTCTTCAATTTTGACCGGAAAACCACCTCTCTCCATTATGTCGGTTACGGATTTTATAATTTCATCTCTTTCCACCGGATGGGTGTCTATAAGAAAGGCATCATAAGTATAAAGTATCATTTTTGACATTCTCCCCTCCAAATACTCCAACACTTCACCAATCTTCATATAATTAATTTCAGTTTCTAATGATTGTAGTAAATAGTTAAATACCTTTTGTTCGTTTGCACCTTCGATTCTATCAAATGGTATTTCTCTTTTATATAAGAGTGTCGTAAGTTTTCCCGAAATGACGAACCTTTGGTATAACCCCTTAATGTATTCATCGACCTTTTGAAAGAATGGAATCCTTCGTGCGTTATCATCTAATCCCCCATAAAGGTATGTAAAGGTTATTTTCTTTGCCGTCTCTACATCACACC